CATCTTCATCATCCGATTCTTCCACCTGAATTTTTGTATCACCATCCAGGTCTGATATTTGCCTTTTGGCATCCTCAAAGTCTTGAGTGCTTTCAGCCGTAAGCCTGCTTTGAACAACAGTCACAGGCGTAAGGGTATGGGAAACATTGGTTGTCCCCTCCTGGGCTCTTACAATCGTGCAATTTACTCCCGTTCTGGCAGTTACCTTGACAATCTCTTTAGCTCCATCAGTGTCTACCAGGTGCAGCATCCACCAATCACCATTTGCGATTGTGGGGGCTCCGGTTGCAGAGGTAAGCTGCAAAGCTGTAACAGTAGAATTTATATCCGCAGCCAAAGTCGTGCTGAAATGATTTACAAATACTTGCTGATTCATAAAAACCCCCTAAAAGAATGAACTGCCCGAATAATCGGCAAGAGCATTCGCGTTTGTTTTACCCCTGGTTACCTTGCTTGATGTGTTGTCCATGGCCTTGCTGAACCTAACCCTGTTTTTTGCTGCATCTTTAATCTTAGACCATGGCTTTCCGGGCACATCCTGAAGCTCTGCCAAAGCCCCCCATGTGATAACTTCACGATATTCATCATAGATAAAATCATCTATCTCTACTGCTGCAATCGTGGGCTTGACGATTACTTTCAGAGTGTCGATATCATCATCCTGATCTTCCTCAGGGGTTGGATACACTCTTAATTTGTTTTGAATGGTGAGAAAGCAGGCTGATATGGTTTTTGCTGTGAGGATCTCCCAGTTTGGTACGGTCTGATCCAGAAACCTTTTAGACGTAACCGGAAGCTGAGTTTCATCCATAAAGGCTTTTTGGATCGATACGGGAGTATATAAAGCACCATCAAAAGAAAGGGTATATTCATCAGTATCCTCAAGAACGGATACATCGTCTGCATCGGTTTCTATAATCCAGGTCCGATCGCAGAACTCTATACAGGCATTCCGAATAGCCTTAATAACAACTGATTTAGGGCATTTAAAAACATATTCCTGCAGGTACTCCCTGAAAGTCTCAAAGGTAGTCATTATTTCCTCTTTGTAGATATCATTGCGCTCGATTTAAATTCAATGCCGAGGCCCCTGTAAAAAGATTCCTCATACTTGATAGACCGGTTCCAGTTTACCGGGGAATCCGTATCGATCTCATAGGCGCTTTTCATCATCCAATCTTCTACGGGGTTGATGAAAGTATCATCACATTCAATATCATCTGTCTCGATATCATCTATAAGGACTTCATCGAACGATTTTGAGTAATTCATATCCACATAAACGTCAGTGGTAGCATGAACCGGAGGTGTGTTAAAAAATATTTTGGGTGTTTTCAGGTCAAACATATAATTGTCTATAGAGGTTTCCCCTGTGGCCGAATGCCAGGTAGAAATAAGTTCATCCATCACATATCGATCTATGGGTGTAACAGGAGTACCGGGAGTAAGGCCATCATCGCCCAAATTCCTTGATATATCGATAAACCTTAAACCGTCTGAAGGAATGGTTTGCTTTGTGCCGGCAACAAGCTTTATGGGGCCTGTCGCTATGTTGACATCAGGACGTACAAGGACAAGCTGACTGAGGGCAGCAAGATAATATTCAAGCCAGTCTTCGACTTTTATCCTATCGTACTTCTCATCATCAGTGCTGCCATTCTCGTCATAATCCCCGTACTTTTTTGCGGCCCTTATGATTAACTCGGATACTTTCATTATTTATTTTTTTCCTTCCGGCGCCACTCGTTAATTTTAGCGGTGCTGGCCATAATCACCAGAACCATCGATGATGGATCTCGACGATCATGCTGCTGCCTGTGCTGCATCTCGTTTTGCCTTTTTAACATCCAGTTCCTTAACAGCCTCAAGCATTGGTTCTTTTTTCATGGTGTCCGGGTCAAGGTTAGTCGTGTGAACGATCTGGGCATAAACCTGAAGCTCTGCTTTAGTCATTTCATCAACAGGCTTGTCGATGGAATCAGCCTTTTTTTCCAGGTCTTCATCTTTACCAGGCTCAAGGATCTGCGGAGCCTCCGGAGGCGCAGGAATCTGGCTTTCAGGATCTCCATCCGGTATAAGTTCAGGGGCAGGGGCAGGCTCAAATTTTGCTTTGAGCAGTTTATAAACTTCCTTTTGCCTGGGTTCGTCCATACTGTTGACTATGTCTACAGCACTCTGCGAAACAGCCGGATTGATGATTGTAGGAGCTTGCCCCTTGCAACCTCCTATCCTCCATTCTGCCTCTGCCTGTGGGATCTCAATCATGTCTGTCCGTTTGGAAAGGGTTGCGTCAAAGGTAAACACAACACCGTTTGTTACTTTTTTAAGATATCGCTTCTTTTCCATGGTTACTTTCCTCTTTTATTGCAGGGGGATTGCTCCCCCTGGTTAAATGTTTGTTATGCGATTAAACCCGCTTTGAGCGCCTCTGTAACGGCAAGATCAACAAGAAGAGCCGTTATCATAACCTTGCCTGTGGAAAGCACACCCGTAAGGGCTTGAATTTCCAAGTCAAGAGTTGTGTCTATCAAGGCGTACCCCGCCACCGTAAGAATAGGCACACCGTGAGCGGTATTCACTGTTGCATCATACCCATCGACAAAGTTGTCTGGGTCGGATTCAGGTGAAGATGTAAAGCCAAGATCCAACTCAATTGCGCTGGCAGGGCTCACGGCATTGTCTTTAACCGGCATAATCTGGGCGAATTGAACAATGGTCCCTGCCGGAATATTAAAAACATTAATAATGTCTCCTGCTGCAAGGGCAGACTCCTTTTCCACAAGAGCCACCGCAAAATCTATCTCTTTTACCAGCTTGAAGGTTCTACCCTCCGCTGAAGATGGAAGGCCGTTGCCGAGCCCTCCTGTCAAATTGATAACACTCATCTTTTTTCTCCTTATACTTATAAGAGTTAAGAGCTAAGAAACATGGAGGGCTTTTACACCCTCCAGGGTGTTAGCCTAATGCTAAACGGTTAAAGTTTAACCTGTGCCTTTACGCACGTATCCGGTCACAAGTGCTTCCGGTTTGAGAACCTTATAATCAAACACATTCAAGCCTCGCACGATCTGTCCGAATGTGGTCTGTGCCTTCAAAGTATCCATTTGGGTCATCTGGGCTGCAAACGAGATCGCATCCTTATGGCCTGCCATGGGATAGTAGACAGTATAGCTACCATCCGTTACCTTTTTGATTTTGTTTGACTTGAAAAGCTCCAGGGTATCGATCATACCCAAACGGCCATGACGGATAGAACTTTTGGAATCACCGGTCATGGAAACGTCTTTAATGTCGGACTTCTTGAGCAGGTTGGACATCCACGCCGGGAAAGTAGTCCAACGGCTATCATCCGGCACATCATGTTCATCAAGTATGGTCCCGTAATCAATGGTATATTCAAGGATGTTCTCCTTAGATATGATTTTAGGAGTACCACTAACGCCCATGTTGTAACTGCCGGACTCATGACCTGCCGTAGATCCGATATTGTCAGCATGTGCATCAGCGTACACATCGCCAAGGCCAAGCTCATCAATAGCAATCCTCATCTTCTCACCGGCATCTCTGGACCAGTCTCCCATCAAGTCGATATCAGACTGGTGCTTGTCGATGTCGTTACAGATAAACGAGAAAGACAGGGCTTTTCTGATCGGAAAAGTAATCATTGGGTTGTCAGGATGCTGTAAGTCAAGCTTCTGATTTTTAACGTGCGTATTGATTACGACATCAGCCGTTGTCCTGATATTAATGACGTCGCCCTGCTCTTTGATCTCACCTTCATACTTGGTATTGGCGATTCCTGGGAATACGGATAATGCGTAGTATTTCACCAAAAGGTTGCCTGACCAAATTTCAGGTATAAAATTACCGCTGTATTGCGGGGTTCCTGCTGCTGCTGGTACCATAGTTTATCTCCTTTCCTCTTAACCACCAGGAAAGGCGGTTAAGTTAGTAGTTATCGATTATGCGGCCATCACGAGTAGCCGCTAAAATGTCAGCCTGTGTTTTTTTCACCCAAGCCTGATCCTCTTTACCCTTGAACTTTCCCTCTCGCTGATCATTGTAAAACTTGCTGATCTGCGCCTTTGTGTAAGTCTGCTTCTGTGTGTCCGGAACTGAGCTTTGACTCGCTGAACCATCAGGAGTAATGGACACTTTTTCCAGTGAAAGTTTCGGGTCTGGAGCTGGGTTTGGGGTTGGTTTTGGATCTTCGACAGGAGGGATAATTGTATCCCCTGCCTGGTCGGTATATCCCTTGAAAATCTTTGCAACTTCGATGTGGTTCATCTGATCGTTGTAGCTCTGCAATTGGGAATTTATTACGGGGTTAGCCTGCAAGTATCCGATAAAGCCCGGACTATCGTTTATGGCATCAAAACCCTTAATTCGTGCAGTAAGTTTATCCCTATACTTTACTCGCTCTTTCTTCTGGCCGTCCGCTTGAACAGATTGAACAGAGCCAACAGAGCCTTCCAGGTCTCCTACTGATCCCGAAAGGTTGTTCAATGTCTCTGCCAGCCCCACAAATTCATCCCCGAATGTCCGAAACGCTTCAGGGTCCAGTTTTCCGGGTTTAACTGTATCCGACTCTGCCGGTTTCGCCACTTGCAGTTCAACATTCTGCCGATTAGCCGTTTCAAGTTGCTGTTTCACTCCAAGATTTTCATTGCTTAAAAAATTGACCTGCCCGGTAAGATGAGTCACCTGCGTATTCAGTCGTGGAACTTCGGCTTCATACTTGCCTTTTATGACATTGTGCTTCTGCTTCCACGTTTGGCTGTTTTCATCATCAGCCGGCGCAGGTGTCTCTACGGGTTTGATCGGTTCTGCTGTTGGTTCTGGTGATAGTGGTTCTGCTGTTGGTTCTAAAGGAGCAGGTTGCGACTTATTCTCATCCGGTTTAAGAGCATCTCCCGGTTTTAATTCAGGAGAGGTATTCTTATCATCCGGCGTGAGAGGGTCTTTGTCTGTGTTCCCTTTTGGTGCAATGTTCTTTTGCAGCTCCTGGGCTTTCTTGAGCTGCGCTGCTACTTTATCTGGTATACTCATTGTTGCCTCCTGTGAGCCTTCGCCCTGGGTATTCTTAAAAAGAGCCCTGAACTCAGGTATTCACCCTAAAAAATTGTTATTGAAGCCCTACCTCCCATTCGGTCCATATTGGGCCTGAGCCTGGTGTTGATGCATGGAGAAAGTAGAAAAAAGGAACCACTGTATCTCCATCATCAAAGGTAAACGCAGCCGTGACAGTCGGGGGCGCTCCATCTATTTTGTATGTTACAACTCCTTCCGCACTGACATAGATTTCAAGGGTATGTTCTTCGGTGTCAGCCCAATCGTCCGTTGTGTCAGTAACCGTAGGTGTTCCGCCGTTATTCAAATCAGTTTCGATTTTAATGTCTCCGGAGATGACATTCAGGACAGCATAATCGAGGTAGTTAACCAGTGCCGCGTCATGCGGTTCTGCTTTTCTGAAGCCAAAGGCACAGTCGTCTGTGTCGGCTACGGTCGCTAAGATAAATTTTAATTTCGCATAAAACGCCAGAGATGTGCCGATGACAAATGCAGACCTTGACCTTGCTGTAACCCCCTGGTTTACCTCAATCCCTTCATCCTCAGTTTCGTCAAGACCGACCGCCAAGCCTGTTGCTACAAGCTGTGGGCATAGGACTGTCTGAGTCCCGATGTTATAAAACTCAAACCCTGTCCGTGGGAAAACCATTGAATGTCCCGCCCCATCGGTTCCGGCACATGCTGCACCTGTGACGTTGTTGCATGCAGGAGCGCAATCAAACTTTTCCTTGGTGACAATATCAGGAAGAATGTCTGCTTCCGATACCTCTACTCCTGCGAGTCCGTTCCGACTGCCGAAAAACAACCTTCTGATAGTTGCTATTCCGATTGATAACTGTTCATGTCTCATTGTTTCTCACCTCCCTGTTGTTATGGTTAAAAATAAAAAAGCCTCACTGGAATCCGCACGAATTTTGTCGTGTTAATCGAATCCCAGTGAGGCTTTCGCGTGACTGGCCTAACCTGATACGTTCAATTAAGGAGGTATCAGGTCGTTATGTTTTTTATTTACATATTAAAATCCCAATAGCATTGCTGCACCCGCAAAGCTTTCGATTAATAAATCGTCTACTTTCCCAATAAACCCATCTGAGAATTTTAGACCCGAGTTGTCTGGCCCTACTGCTGTTAAAACCTCACTATACGAGCCGTTTGCTATTTGTTCTGTACCGTCATCCCCACCGGCTGTGGGCGCTGCACCCCCGGCTGTGCGGTCGGATACACCGAAAGAGATTTTGTATTTCTTGCCGTTGACTTCTGCCACATCTTGCAATAAGCTTGTCTCTGCGGATTGCGATCCTGTGACCTGTACAGTTAGATCATATATTATCTCGGTAACAAAATTCGCAATTGTAAAAGAGAAACCATCTACGTAGCCAAAAGCTAAAAACTTAAAAGGAGTCCAAGTCCCAAAAAAAGGAGAATTGCAATCAATAGTTACTCTGGTACTTTCAGTTAAAATAACAGTGTTGCCAGAAAGTGTAACTCCTGTCCCTGCTACCGATGTTATTTCAAAACCACCATCCCAAAATGCAAACACAAGTTCGCCATCATTAGCATTGGACATGGTAAAATCAAAACTTATGCGTTGATGTGTATCCATCGGAGTCATGTAAACTTTTGTCCAAATTCCGTCCCAAGAAGCAGATGGAGTAAAAGACAGTTTTCCATCAGCATCCGTTTCACACACTGTTGGACTTTCCTCTACCTTCCAACCGCCAGTATCACCGGCCACAAGAAAATCATGACTTACAGGCAAGTCGATAGAGTTTTTTACTCCAACATTTCTAAACGGCCCGACACCATCACCTACCGTCCAATCAGTAAGGGTAACAAGTTTTGCGTTTCCAGCGCTTGTGACTCCTGCTAAACCAGACAAATCTAAGTCACCAGCATAATTGCTCAAGGGAGCAGTATCACCAGTAAAAGTACCTAATTCATATACGTTGCCATCAAGATTAGCAACTTCTTGAATTAAGGGATTATCTAAAGTAAATGTAAAACCGTTTGTCACCTTATCACAATCAATTACAAGGGTTTCCCCGATAACTGTGTCAAGGGCTTTAAAATATAAAACTTTGGTTCCATTACCTGAGAAAATAAAGCAAGTGTCACCATTACGATTGACATATATATTGTCACTTGTGCCGAATAAAAATTCAATATTATCGTTCTCGCTCCACAATGCTACCCACTCATTACCACTCTCTTTGTCAGTTATGGTAAAAGGCACAGACATGCGATATATTGTACCCTCAACAATATCCAGTGCTACATTAATACCCTGACCTACTGTATCCACTACGACAGTGAGTTTACTATCAGCATCCGTTTCACAGGTAGCGGGTGACCCAAGCATTGTCCATCCATCTTCTGTATCATCACCAGTAAAATCATGACTTGCTGGCAGATCATTTAGAATAGTAGGGAATAAAGACTCGTCAAAATCTGCCAAATAAATAAAATTACCAGCTACATATCCATGACTTGCCGCAAGCGTGATGATTGCTGGATCAGCATTACTAATCTGAGTTACAGCTTTTGCAGCGCCTAATGTTATGTCTGAAAAATCTCCATTTGTTTGAAGTTCAGCCATTTACCTCCCCTTTACGCCCCTCCGTCACTTACGCCTCCCTGGATCGTATAAGCAACCCAGATACCATTGCCGGAACTGTCCTTTTCCCTCTTAAACATAAACTTATCACCATAGGAATTTGATATATCCGCATGGTTGCCTGCCGTGTAAGCCGTACCGTCCACAAGAAAGCTCTCACCTGCAGGCGGTTCGAAATCAGTAGTTTGGCTTGCCGTACTTACAAAAAACTGAAAAGCAGCTCCTATGGTGGAAGGAAACAGGGAAATAGTCATAGATGCTGCCTGACCATAGTTATCATAGTTCTGGTTCCTCACATCATCATTGGTAAGATCCCTGCTTTTGGTGATGCTTAAGCCTCCCAAAGTTCTAAACCTGGCATTCTTTGTAACTGATAGTTCTGCTATCGATCTTTGCTCTCTCATATTTTTTCACCCTTCAAGACTTTTTCTAAAAGAGCTACGATCTGTTTCAGCCCTCTTATCAAAGCTTTTGCTATCTGCCTGCTGTCAACTGTTGCTGGCTTGTCATCCATTAATAACTTCCTCCAACACTTCTTTCATATCCTCTTTCATCTCATACCTGTAATGCTCAAACGCATCATCAATAGCATCAAGAATAATCCTCTCAACCTGTTCTTGAGTGGGGCAATCCCCTATGGCGTTTTCTGCTGCATCATCTGCCATGTCCTCAATATAGTTACAGCCGGATAAGCAGAGGAAGATGAATAGAGCGATTGCTTTCATTTCAAATCCACCTCCATTATCTTGTTAACAATCGTTCGCATATCGTCTAAATGCTTCACGGTTGCGCCTATCTGGCCTGTGCTGCCATGGCCTTCTGTGGGTCTGACCCCGGCGCTCCAAAGCTCATCCATAAGTTGCTGTGACTGCCGGGTGTGTAAATGCATTGCCGGTGCCCCTAACATCACCCCCTTCTCATATCTGCGCATTATTATTTCGCCAAAATACCTAACGTTCGGATTTCTATACCTTGGATCTCCTACATCTTGGCAAGCTATAACTAATGTTTTATGAAAAGAATGAGGATCACGGGCAACGTGAAACTTCACTTCATCCTGATCGCTCATTTCAAGCAATTTGTAGCTTTCTTTGTTCATGCAACCCCCCAGGGAATACCCTTTATGAATTGTCGTCTGTTCATTTTTTTACCTCTACCTCAACCATCTCTTCAAGAAAGGGATGCCATACATATCTCGTTCCTGTGGCAATTGGTTCTTCGTTAAAAATCTTCGCACATTCGACAATATGCTCAAGAATATTATCCTTGGTTAAAGGTACCTCCATTGGTTTGTACCTGTTGACCGGCTCATTCATGCAGCACCTCTAACAGCACAACAAACGCCAAGTCCTTCAGCTTTTATGGCTCCTGGACACCCAAATAGAATATGCTTCACCATTTTGCCATGGCTCAAGGTTTCTGGAACCATATGAGATAGATAAATATTCATATTATCGATTTCTCCCATAAACCCACTCGAAACTCTATACTGAAGATTTTTATAATCACTTCTTCTTATCATTTCTATAAATTCTGCAGAAAGCAAACACCACTTACCTTTTGTTGGCTCACCCCAAAACTCAAATCTTTCCTCCAGTACAGTCTCCATGTCAACTATTAAGTCTAAGATATTGTTTTTGTTGATTTCAATCGGATCTTCTATAGTCCCAAGATTAAACATCGCAGAGCAAATACCTGCCGTATTGCCTCTATTTTCATCTGGCACACAATTAAGGAGATCCATAAAGAGTTCTCTGTGTCCTTCTGTGTGTGGCTTAAAATGATCTGGCCTGTTCATTAATGTTCCTCCGGAGGACTCAAAGGCTCCATCTTAAAATTTTCCCCCATTTGATGGGCTGGCTTTGCACTCCTCACCTTTTCAATAATCTCAGGAGAGCTTTCTATCCGCTCTAAAAGTGCGTCAATATACTGACAGGCTCCCTGCTGCTGAGAAAGCACATCCCCCACTGCCTTATCGTTCTTCCTTCTGAAATGATCCAGGTCGCTCTGGAATAAGTCCTTAAGCGGTTTAAGGTCAGGATCACCCCGTACCTGTTTTAATACCGCTAATGTTCCGATGTCTTCGCACTTTGGCATCGCTATCATGCTGCTTTGACTCCTTTAGTTTCTTTAAGTGGATCAGGATACTTAACATCGCTCATGCCTGTTATTTTAACCGTTTCATTTTCCCCAAACAGATCAAAGAAGATATTATCCTTAGATGCCCAATAGAGTAACCAAAATTCAAGAGGGTCGTATTCCTCTCGAATATTTTGCCACATAACAATATCTTCTTCGTAAATTATAACGTTCTCGAAAAAATAAAATGGTGACTCCTTACGCCGATAGAGATCCCCGATAATGGGGTCATTCTCTCTTATTCCCGCAAATACACGCCTTTTGACTATCAGCCTTTGTGGCCGCTCATCATAACGAAGCTCAAAGGCGGTGACGGCATCTATTACCTGACCGAAATTCTCGCAGTCGTTGATATCTAAATTCATGCTGCCTTAACCCCTTTCCCCCCAGGAAGCTGAACATTTGTTCTTACAACATAGAAAGCAGGGCCTACGATATATTCACTTTTCACAAAGCTACCGTCCGAAATGAAGGCCACACACTCCTTATCTTTGTATATGTATGCTCCTGCCTCCCAAAACTCGTCACCCTGGCTATCTCGATGCCTTGAGAACCTTACCTTATGCTTCTGATACATCGCCTTGGCAAACTTATCGTTGTTAACCATATTCATAAATATCAAACGCCCGTCCATTTTCTTTGCGCCAAGTTCATTGACAACACCGCATTTCCTTAAAACCTGGACAACACACTCCCCGACAAAAACCCCTGCACCCTCCATCGTATTAAACCGGTAATCCTTGAGATCCTTCTGAATGTATACCCATTGATCCTGTTCATCTTCCTCAATTTCCCCCAGGGTGCGATGGTCTGTCTGGCTTTCAAGCTCCTGTAAAGTTACTTCCTGATCACCCACCGTTACAGCGTTTTTCAAGCCGGGCTTTGAATCTTTCTCTATTTCTTTCTTTAGAAGATTTGTAAAATACTCTTTAATCCCCATCCTGATCTTCAATAGTTTTTTAAACTGTTCGAGCATCCTGACCTCCCATCCTGTCACCTGCCGGATTAGTGTTTGTTCCCTTGCCGTTGTTTTGTGGCCCTGCCTGTTGGAGCACCAGCCTTTTAAGATCCTCATCCGATGGTACGATATCCTCCCCGCCCATATCCAGACCGCTTGCGACTTTTCGCGTCATCTTTGCGAGTCCCTCCGGCCCGATTATTTGTGACAGTAAAGGATGCAAAGCAGTTTGTAGAAATTCATTCCTTCTTATTTGAGTCTGCTCTTTTGCCACAAGGCTACTTGAACCCTTGGGTATAAGCTTAATGTCACCCATCCTTAAAACCGGGTCAGGATCATTCAGTCGCAGGAAGGTATAAACCCCCTTGACAGATCCTTCTATAACTTCATCGATATTGCTGATAACCAGCTTAATCCCCCTTGAAGCATTGGACATCATCATTGAGAAACCGGTTGCCGTGTTAATCGCACCGCCCCCGGAAGATTGACCATAGCTGTATTTTGGTACACCGGATCGGTTGTCAGCCTGGTCGCTGAAAAACTCATAAAGCTTTATCAGATCATTAATCATGCTCTTGGGCTGAAAGAACCAGATAGGCGGTTTCCCACCATTTGCTACATCAGCTAAATGGAACTGCCATACTTTCAACGGCGTGATATTGGTAATAATTTCACCGGCTGGCATTGCATTCTTATCCACGCCGATTTGAGGCCCGGATATCATGCCTGCATTATTGACCATGTTCCTTGCAGCCGCATTGCACACATCACAGTTGTCTTCTATAACTTCGGGTAAACTGTCACCCCAGAACTGGTCAGTCTTCTTCCGGAAACTCGCCTTATAGTAACCCCTGTCACCTAAAAGATTGCCGTTAAGCTCTGCCTTGATTACATAGTTTCCTATCTGCCAGACCTCCACTTCATACTCTGCGAAAAGATCAGGCACTCTTTCTACCTCTATACCATGTTCGAGCAAAGAGAGCCCTTGAATTGATCCCCAGAACTGCAAGGCATCAATGGTACCTTCAGGGTCAAGCTCGGCATGAGGCCGTTCTGATAGCCTGTCAACTTCATTCTGTCTGGTTTCGTATATCCATCTTTTCAATCCACCGTTTCCGTAATCCCTAAGGACGTTGTCAATGGCCTGGCTGTCATATCCTTTCACACCCTTCATTGCGACCAGGGACTTGCGTGTGAGGGAATGCTTTTGAAACAGATATCCGTCATTACAATTTTTTGAGGAAGGAGAAGGAAACATATCCACTGGGTTAGGAGCTTCAAACTCCATATTGATCTTATCAACAACCTGCGGAGATCCGTTCTCATCCCAGACAATCTCTTTTCCCATGCGAAAGACAGGCCCCTTAAGGAAACTTGCTTTATAATCAACCAAATTAAAAATAAAATCTTTAAGTGCCTGGCGCCAATTCGATTCTACAATAACATCCTTAATCTTGGTCTCTACCTTGCGCTCAACCTCTTTTGCTGCTTCCGCTAACTGCTGCTGTATCTCCCCGGCTATGCCCTGGATTCTGTTGACCACATCTTCGGGTGTGGCCTCTACACCAATTGCCATATCCTGCTCTACCAGGGCCAACACCGACTGCTCGATACTTTGATGCTGTTCGGGGGGAAGATCAGGCACAGGAGTCGGTGATACTCCCCAAGGTTCTTCATCGGCCGGCAACAAGATATCGATCAACCAGGCTTTTAATGCCGTAGATTTTTCATCGGCCAAACGCATATATACTGAAGCACCGCCCCTGGCTCTGATCTTAGCCAGCTTATCAGGCTCATATTCACCCCTAAGCATACGTTTTATTCTCATATGCTTCCGCTCAATTTCGAGCTTTGCAGTCTTGGCAGCTTCCCATCTTTTTAAAACATGAGATGTCAGGGAAGAAACTAAAGGGCTTGCCTGCACCTGTGCAGCATCCCTTTTGGCGACTTCCTCCCTTTCATCCTGGTCAAGCTGGTCGTTGGTTCTGAATTGTACTAAAGAGTCCACCATAATTAACCCCCACCATTTCCACCACCGCTAAATGATACGCCAGACATTGATGGTGTGGATGCTGCCTCAGCACCTTCAATCCATGTTGGATCGCCTGTCTGATCTTCAAGCCATGCTGTGCTTGTTAAATCTGACAATAAACCATCAACCCAATCATTGTCACTGGGGTTTGTTGCACCGACAAAAGAAGGTATGGTTACACCGTTCAAATAAGGGTGCGCCCCGCCGATCCCACCATTTGCTATTGTAGTGGCGCCATCAACAACATGCGCCCCCCTGGTTACGAATTTATCTGCCCCAGTAGTTCCCACGTACAGTAAATCTCCACCGCTATATGCATTAGTATATTGATCTCTTGGTGTGTGAGTTAATGATTGCCCTTCAAACTCCGATACGGTAAAAAAGTTATTTTGAATCATCCTGAATTGGTCTGGATCATCGGGCCGGTAAAAATAATTGTCAGATGAATAATACCCCGTAATAAGGTCAGGTGATGAGTATTGAGTTCTGCTACCGCCTGAGTACCAAAGGATATTTATCGCTGTGGTAGTTCCCCAGTCCATTGAATCTACATTTGTATAATGCACATCAGCAGAATCAAAAATATTGTTCCAGTCATAACCATAATGAATCTGGTTTTCAGTAAAACCGCTAAAACCGCTATAGATACACCCAAAACGCGTTATCCCTGCGTCGACCGGATTCCAAATGGTGTTATTATATATTGTTACTTTATATAGCTGAAAGTCAGGTTGATAATGTACGACTATTGCAAAGTTAGGATTATCGAAAATGTTCTGGTATATTTGACAAAAATCTTGCTCGGCGTTTATACAGTACACAGCGATGTTCTGAAAAAGATTATGATGAATTTTATCACCCATTGTTTTATATGTATCGACAAAATCAGCACCACCAGTATTTCTACCTGTAAATAACTGCCCGCCTTTATGCTTAATTGCAATCGGAGCATCATTGAAATAATTATATCGAATAGTATTTCTGGTTGTTACATTTGTCTCGGTGCCATTAAATCCATTCTCGCCTATAGAGTTCCATGCATAATCGCCAAACATAGCGATATGAGCTGAATTGTTGTCCGTGCCAGAGTCCATCCCGTTATTGTCAAAATAGCAATATTCTATAATACTATCATGTAGGGCATAAGTTCTTATACCGGCAGGGTTTTCATTTCCATTGCTTGCCGTATTGTCATGTATATAGAGGTATCTGAACTCTAAGAAATCACCAGCTATGCCAATGCCTCCCCCCGAATTAGTAGACCCACCTCCTGTAATTTCAAGTCTTTGAATAGTTAAATACTCAAATTCATTCCCACCGTCCCGCCCGTTATAGGTACGACCCAATGCAGTCCCGCCAGACGCATTTATGATCGCCCACTCTCCAAGATAAGACTGTATTGTTGCGTAATCCTCAGCAATTCCACTTGCGCCTTGATTACTATCCATAGTTACGTTTTCGTTATATGTACCACCACGAATATAAATATCGTCTGAGGTCGAAACATAATCGACTGCTTCTTGAATGGCACTATAGGCTCGTTCTGAACCAGAACCACAATCCCTTTCCGTGACTCTATATGTAGTACAATCAGCAATGGTTGAATCAACGTAAACATCTTCCGCAAATACTGGAAATGCAACTAATAAAAACAAACTTATCGTTATAAATATATTTCTCATTGTATTAACATTATCCTCCTTGGATCACCGCCACCGCCTGCAGCATAGGTAATATCTGCCTCAATTGTTGAACATGCAGGGTTATAATCCCCATCTAAACCGCGCAAAGACAATTCCACGTCCATAGCATTGACTTCACCTTGAGTCCACACACCTGTAAACGTGTAGGTCAAATCTGTTAGAGTTTCCGGTAATGTCTGATACTGCCCTCCATCCGGTGTTTCCCAGCTACTTGCTATATATAATCTAATGCCCACTGCATCATCAAGCGCACCACTCCCGCCAGTCTCACCCGCATAAACCTTTATTACAATCTGAGATGTTTCGTCACCACCACCCATAACTGAGACATTAGCAAAGCTATACTGCTCTATTTCGTTTGAGCTTCCATATGCATTTCTTACAACGGTTGTATAACCATCTTTAGACGCATATCCTTCGTCTATCATATCGTAACCATCAGTACCCGAAGTATATGTCATTGTTTGCCCGGAAGTTCTACCGTCAGGAACAATAGATTCTTCTGCAGCAAAAACATATAGGGGAAGGAATAAAGCTATGAATAAAGTAATAAGACATCTTTTCATTTTAATCATCCTTTGTATATGTCCAGCAAATACTTACCCATGTTGGATCTCCGCTTACAGAAGTAACTACAAGATCAAGCCTATCGCCATCGGCCATTGCTGTATCGCCTCCTAAATCAGTATCCTCAGCTTCACCGGCTGCTGGACTTATATCTGATCCATTTACATCAGCCGGGCTTCCATCGTCTATTTGAAGATCAAAATTAACCGTCTGATCGGATTCGGCCCATATACTCGTTAGGGTTACGGCAATATCTTTTGTTCTCCATATGCTTTCCAGATCGTCGTCTGCTGTCGGATCTTCAATGTAAATACATTTTGAATCAGTATATAATTCAGCATCGGCATTCATTGTGTTTGTAGACAATGTTAATGATCTTCCAGCCGCCAATGCTGTTTTACTCACATCTATGCTACCAGCTAAATGCTCATTATCTATCGAACCATCGACATACTGATCGCTGTCAACGCTTTCTGCTGACATATGAGCCAGGTCTATCGATGCGTCAACGTAAGCATCGGAATCAACAGAGTTGGCTGATAGATGTTCTACGTCTATTGACCCATCAACATAATTGTCTGAATCAACAGCATTTGCAGCTAATGTGACAACCCCGGCAGAATCAATCGTAATATCACCGCTCACAGCTTTATTGTCCCAGGAGTCTGAACCATCCCATATCAGAAGATGACCAGCAGCCGGTGAAGATATGGTTGTGTCTGTCATACCTGCCAACGTACCTGTGCCAGATGCACCAAGGACGGTATCAATCCCCTGTAAATGTGCTGCCAGATCGTCAACATTAGCTGCCTCTGCCGGTGTTGTCGCTGGTGTATAATTACTTGGGGTAAAGTCTATACCCAGATGGTCTCCGTCTATCTCGTCTGCTCCTGCCCGTTCATGGCCTGCGTTATGGGATAATCCATCTGAAAGGTTTGTAAGAGCTATCTGTGTTCCGTTAATTTGGAATGTATGGCCGGATGAAACATCTACATTCCCGTTTACCTGAAGCTCATTAGCATCAAGATACATATCGACCGATGTGTCGACGGTTATAGAACGTCTGAATTCCAACCTGTCGGTTGTGGTATCATAAATGCCCATCCAGTAATCCGTTCCATCGTTTTCATCGAACTTGTAATATGGATTGTTGACAGCCTCAGATGATATACTGCCTGCTAAATACACATTTCCGTCTGAATCAGCATCAAATATGGTAGTACCATCAGAATCTTCAATCTCAAATACGTTTGCTCCGGCAGCATCTCCTAACTGAAGGACAATATTTGATGTACTTTGGAGTTCGTATGCTGCTATTGCCAGATCACCGCCTAATGATGGCGTGGTATCGTCCACAAGATCTTCAAGGAATAGGGTAACGTCAGATAGCGCAGAATACAAACCAGCCTCGTTTGTAAGCGTTCCCTCTTTAGCATTTAATTGAGCTTGAATAGCAGAAGTCACACCATCAACATACAGCAATTCTCCTGCTGTTAGGTTGCCCGAATCGCTAATACCATCAATTATGTTAATATCTGAGGTGTTTAGCGTAGCACCGTCGATGATCTCTAATTCAGCTTCTATGATTGCCGCTGACCCAATTGTGAGTCCTGTTGAAGTGACCACGCCATTGGAGGTAATAGCGCCGATACCTGTCATGACACCTGTTGATGATATATCCCAATCAGAACTGTTAATTGCGATTGTCTCTGAGCCACCGCCCAAAGTCATAGCGGTTGTCCCTGATATGGTTTGGCTGGTACCCATGTCTATACCTGATAATGCGGTCAATGTGTCTGTGACTGTCACAGCGTCACCGAACGTCATCAGGCCATTCCCTGCTGTCATAGAATGATCCGTACCAGACACATCGAATGTCCACACAATCGACGCATTAGAACCGTCTGACCATGTATCTGTACCGTCTGCACTGATTTCTGTTGTATCCACGGCAACTGTCACAGCACCACCGTCACCACCGGCATCAGTGACATCTATGCCATAACCGGCTGTCAGGACACTCTCATCTGAAAGAGACCCTTCTGCTGCGGTAACAACGAAATTCAAAGAGGTTGCTGCCCCTGTTCCGGCAGAGGTGTCAACCCACCCCCCTGTTTCTCGTACCATTATCGCATTATTAGCAGGATCATATGCCATGAAATGCTTTGCTACAGTTGCGGGAGCCACGTTCACATATGCTGGAAGGACAATACCCTCATCAACTCCTTCGGAGTGTGTAATCCCTGAAAAATCTATAATGTCCCCATCTGACAATGTTAGGGTTGCACCCAACGCTTCCATTGTCCATGAACCATAATTTTCCAGCTTACCAGTAACAATATCATCTCCTTCCCATGTTCCTGTCCCAATCGTTCCCAACGTGGTAATATTGGCAGATCCAACCCACGCTGCCAGTTCTGCGTCGGTGGTAAGTGCGGAAAGCTCCGTACCGTCAAGAAGATCTGCATTGAGATTAGAAACAACCGTTGTCGATGTTACGGCAAAAGGGGAAGTTCCTATCGCTATGTCGGATATAAACCGTAAGGCTGTTACTGTGTACGGCCCCACATCCCAATTGGCTGTAAGAGGTACAGTTCCATCGGCAAGCAGATCACCAGTCCCGGAACCTCCTGTTGCAGTCAAGGTTGTTCCGGTAATATCCAAACCGGTTCCAACGTCGAGCCACACAATATTTCCTGAAGTATCGTCCCAAAAGACGATGCGGTCCCTCCCTGGATCGGTCAAAGCCGCAATATCATCGAGAAAAGCGTCCCAGGCCTGTATGTCTGTTCCGATTTCAAGGTCAAGCAGCACTTTCATAGCCGCATAGTTCGCAGCCTGCACAATAGCCAGGCCGTTAGCCGTGACAACTTCTTCGTCTGTAAGCCCTGCCTCAGCATCCCTTGTCAGATATGACGCGCCAGCATCAGCGCCGGTACCAGGAGCAACAGACTCAAAGTTTAATTTCTTACCATTTGTCGTAAGATACTCTCCCGAGTGTCCCTTCTGTTTCGGAATGGGATTAAAAAACGGCCCTGCGTATACATTGGCAACCTTGGCAAACAGCACAATGAATAACCATAAAACGAAAAACCACAATAAGATTCTTTTCATTTTTAACTCCCCTCATACTTCGCAAAATTAAATTGCAGCGTGACCACGCCGGACACATCCGTGGTGTCATCAATGCTCAATGTCAATGATGTGTCATCAATCGGTTGAGGACCGTCTGCAGGTTGCACAATTTCGGGAGCAGTAATACCCAAATCCTCACCATTACCGCCCAGAATGTCGTAATCGAGACTGTCTTTCACATACACATTGAACTCTGCAGTCATTGGTGTCGAACCCGGAATCTGCTTCATCTGGCTCAAATAGCACCCGGTTTCTTTTAGGTAATTGAGCACATCTACCGGTAATAGATAATCATCAACAGTCCCATCCCCTGAATCGCCAGTGACTACCAAAGTCAGTATTTCTGCTCCGGTCCCCGTAAGCTTACTTGTTGCCACGACTGAACTTGCCATTATGTCCACCCCTCTGGATCTTCTATTTGTACTGGTTGAAATATATGCTTTGGACTAAACTTGTGCCCCATAGCTAAGGTTTGAAAGGCATCTGCCCCATTGCTGCAAACATTATGTAAAGGGCTTGTCCTGTAAGTTGCTAAGTCCTCATTCCATTCTTTTCTGTATCCTTCCAGCATCTTAATACCTTCATCACATCGTTCTTCATCAAAAAAGACTCGACCGGACCCAAGCATTTGTCTTGCGGCAGCGATTGAGTCGAGTTTAACTTTTACTCTGGGTATTTTTCTGAACTTAAGACCGTATTTCAGCGCTGTTTTCATCCTGGAAACTCCTGGGCCAAGCTCTCGGACAGAGATATCATGCGGCGCAACGTGTTCGCTGTAACGATATTCTTTTTTTTCAAGAATCTTGGAATAGAACTCCAATCCTTCACCGCTGTTCTGGTAATAATCAATTACATGAATCTCACGGCCTACGTCCTGTGTGAACCAGATAGCGTTAATATCGTCCATGCCAAGATCCCACCAGGTGCTTACTATGGCATCATTATCAATAGGTACTTTACAGATGTGACCGCCTTCTCTAAGCTTCTCAAACTGTGAAGAGAAGTAGGCACCTTCAATTGATTGCTCAAAGGCTTCTTTAGGCGTTGAAGGATGCTCTTGCTTCATATCGGTGCCAAGCACCTTGTCTTTTTGAACATACCAATACTTTTGCTTTAGCGTGAACTTCCGGCCTATTTGTTTTTCAATCTTTTCAAAATACGTTGACAGCCTGGTTGAGATAGGCACAGGATCATCGAGAACATTCCCCTGCTCCTGCCACCAGGCAAAGAAATGAAACTTGTAATCCATCCTGTTATAAATGCGTCTGCCGGCATCTACCTCTATCTTGAGCTTTTCAGCCTCCATACACATATCATAGAACTTTCCTGACCTGCCCTCTGCTGTACTTTCAATAAAGACTTCCTGGCCTGCCTGGACAGCCTGTAACGATCCTGTAACAACCTCTCTTGCTTTCTCAGGGTATTTAGCGCATATCTTTCCGAACTCACTGATATGCAACATCTGAAGTGTTCCGGATCTCATGGAGGTACCAACAGAGATAATGGAATCATTGTCCCATCCGAGCTCTGACTTAGATTCTATTACGGTCGGCCTGGCTGCTCTTATGTTTTCATTGATGTGATCCCAGGGGTATTTAATCTTTCTCCGGAATATCTTCTGAGCATCGTCTTTGTTGTGTGCGATAATCCCGGCTTCAATATTGCTGTTAAAAATACATTCATCGAGCATGTAGATATCAATAAATGTAGTAAATCCAAGCTGTCTTGCTTTCAATATGAGGTTGAGATAGTGCAGGGCTTCAAAGAAATTTTCCTGAATCGGATTCATCTTGAACCTGACCGATTTTCCGATTTTATCCAAAATCATGTAGAGGTTATCCATCCTCCACCATTTGTCAGAAAGGTTCTCTACTGCTTCATTTCTGGATAAATCATTTGTTGCGGGTTCGCCCATCAACCTCACCTAAAATGCTCTTTGTTGCATCAATTATGGCCTGTGTGCTGTCAGAGTCTAACCCGTGGTTAATTTTCTCAGGAGCATCCATTCCAAAGACTTTCTTCATAGAATCACGATTAGCTTTCTTATCCGGTAATTTATACTCATACACTCTTTTAATTACTTTCGTTTTCTTGTCACTCAGGACTACAGTTTCAGTGACTTTCAAACCTGCAAGGCCCAGAGCCGTATCATCATCCAAATCAGGTACATCTTTCAGGTGGCCATCATCGCCATATAATTTTCTTGGATCAAACCGGATATCTCTTGTATAGCCTTCCATTATTTCTTCGACTGAGGCTATATTCTCTTTCTTTGCAAGTTGTTTTCGCTTTTCCGCAATCGCTTCTTGGATGTAAGGTTTTGACAAGTTTTCAGGACCGATTACTTTTGCTGTCTTTTTAGAGTATTTCGCACGAATAGCGGCCTGAGTTGCATTGAAATCAACCAAGTATTCATTTACAAATGCCTTTTGTTTATCCGTGAGTTTTTGTTTCTTTGCCATTTTTTCAACAACCTGTTTTTCTTAAACTTAGTCTCATTACTCTGTACTCTGTAGGGCTAAGACCCCATTACCCTTACAAGAGAAAAACCCATTATCTCCAAACCCCGGTGGCACAAAATGCGCCCCTTTCTCACCACAGTTTGGGCATATACCGCTCGACAGTATCCTCTTACGCCTTTTAGCTTGATGAATTTTCTTTAAACGCCGTTTCATTCAAAAGTCCTCAATCTTCATATTCACCTACATCCATGGCAGGATGAGCATTGTCTGCAAGCAATTTTAGAGTGTTTTTTCTTAATATTATCGAACATAAACATCATATTTTTTACCAGCTTACATTCAGGTTTAATATATTTCTTTTTCTTTTTCTTCATAGCGATAGCACTTCTCAAAAGCCAAATTATAAAAATAACTTTTCTTCATTATTCTTAAAAACCGTCGGTTTAAAATTTCTTTATGCAGGGGCGTTATTTTTGTGAAGTAGGTTATGCCATGCTGTTTGTTATTTTCCCCTGCTTTCATAGTTCTTTTTTTCTATTCTCTTTAATGTCGTTTTTGTATTGCTCCGGTGTTATTGAAATAACTGACAGAATCAAAAAGAGATTATTAACTTCCTCGTACGATAATCTGATAATAGCTTGTCTGTCCTTTTCGTTACCTGTCGCAAGCCGCAAAGCATAAAATTCTGGATAAGTGTCAGGCTCTTCTATTGCAAGAATGTCCCACGTTCGTGTCATCTACCCTCCCATGGTAATTGGCCTTGTTACGGGCTTATTGCAGATCGGGCACTGTTCCACGGTTGCCCCTCAAATAGTCTGTCAAGTTTACCGCCAAGCTTGTCCATCTTCTTTTCAACTCGTCTGGTATCGCATTGATACCTTTCAAGCCTTACATATTCCTTTGGCATGTTTGCGATTGTTACTGTGTGCCAACCAGTAATGACAGTCAGGATTGTAATGAGAAGATAAACCAGATATGTGAGCCACTTCACCTGATCTTGACCGAGGCCTTTTGTCATTGCTTCTTCCCTTTCAGCACATCAAGAATGCCGCTCTTTTGCAGGGCTCTGTCACCAAACCAGAATATGAGACAAATCAATAGCGCAGGTTTAAGCACCATCATCTGCTCAACAGTAAAAGCTAAAGGATTAAGCCACCCATGGATATATGCGCCTGTGACCGCAATCGTGATCCCTGGTCGTATCAATGACCGTATGAGCACGATAATCTTAGGCACATCCTCTGCCTTGCCTTCATACTGCAAAACAAAGTTACGGAAGTCTGAATCCTCCTTGAGCGCGTTCTCCATGACATACTGCTGCAAGCTGGCTTGAAGCTTGGCCTTGTCTGCTTCGTCCATTTTGTCGGGGAGAAATTTATTAAGACCGGTTTGAACAACAGATGAAATCGCTGAGACTACAGAAAGGGGATCAAATACCATAAGCGCCTCCATGAAAGGGGTTTTTGTTTTCTTTTATCCTAACATGGGGTTTTGGGTTTGGCATTAAACGACATTAAACGACACTAAACGACATGAGGCGACAAGAATACTTATTGACAGGGGTGTTTACCCTTTTATTTGATTTAATGGTTGACTTTATCAAAAACATACGTATAATTGGGCTTAATAGTAGTTTTAACCTTAACCAAGGAGAATGAAATGTTTGATCAAAAATTAAAAGACATGGAATCTACAATCTTTATAGAGTCCAGTCTATTTGATATAGTTACTGGTTCAAACGTTGGTGTGTCTATGGATATCGTCTTTAAGGGGTGGCACAGATACACATATGACGAAGCGGTAATTGTGATTAGAGACATAGACCATGTGCTAAAGTCTTGCCCTAAGTGTCTACAGAAGCGTGTGGCCTCACTTAAGAGACAGTTTATAGATTCATTCGGACCGGATATGGAGGAAGTTTAAACCTTCCTGTTACGGCCTGACTCTGTTGGGCCGGTACAAGAGTGTTTAATATTAACCCAAAGGAGGTAGAAATGAAAGCAGTAAGGCTAAATATAACCAAAACTATACGCTATGAACGCATTGCTAGCATGTCTCAGGAACTCATAGATAAAATGTGTAATATGAGTGAGGTTGATTTCAACCAATTCATTCTTGAAAAAATGTTGGGTCCAGGCGTGAGGACGGATTCGGACAGCCACGATGCTGAATACGAGATTTTATAAAGGAGGTTTGCATGACAAGAGGCGGTAAAAGAAAAGGTGCTGGCCGGAAGCCGCTGGCACCTTCTGAAAAACGGACAGTTAAAAAAAGCTATATTCTTACTCCTGGGCGGGCTGAACTTTTAGCAAAGATTGTCAGAAAGCTTGATATCTCTGAAAGCCAGTTTGTTTACAGGGCTATTATTGAGAAGATTGATAGAATCAAATAAGATGCTTATTCCTCTGCTTTAAAATCCATTCATCCAGATCAGCAACCAGGGCCTTCCAGATTGCTTTCCGACCATCGCTTGTGCGGAAAACTGGAAGGCCTTTTTGCAGTTTCAGGGCTGTGATCTTGCGCCGGTCCTCATGGATATAATCACAGATTTCTTTTGCACCGCTTAGATAGCTTTTGTTTGTCATAACTACCCGCCTCCATTAGTCAAATGTGAGCACATTACCACTATCAATAATGGGATAGGGTTGGCTTGTCCATCCATCACCAGCTTGGACGATGTTATCCCCCTTCTTAATTTTAACCTCTGTCTTACAGGTATCCTTATGATCTTTTAAGACTTGCTCAATCTTTTCCCGCACATCCTTGGCTGATATGGCGTTATAGGTGAGGCTGATTGTTACTTCATACTTGACTTCTTTTTTTGCATTATCTTTCAACACGACCTTAGCGTCACACACCACTATTGGTACCAATCCAAATATGATATGGATAGCAATTACAGCGATAATAAAAAGTTTCACTTTAATTCTCCTTTTCAGTTAAAAACGGCAGACCACAACACAGTGGGTTATGGCCTACCGGTTTTTGTGTGCTATGAATTATTAAAGAATGCTTTTACACTCCGAGCATTTCAAACTCTGAGAGCGTTATTTCCCTGTATGCGTTTTCAAAAACCTCTTTGGGGGACCAGGATATATATCCGTCTGGATATGTAACTTTGTAACCAGGCCTGCTTTCCTGTGTCTCTGGAACTGGTAGACCTTTTACAACCTTTAAAAATGTCACCTCGTCCATCTCGGTCCCTTGGATAATCTTTGTCCCCACATAAAGTTTTAACGGTCCCTCACATGTTTTGCCTCCTTGGTGGTTGTCCATTAGTTTCTCCTTTTCAGTGTTAAGGTTAGTTGTCACCGCTCCGTTAGCGGGTGAGACTTTGGTGTTATAATTTCAGCCAGTTACAAAATCAGCTTTTCTGGCATTAATAAACCTCTCTAATCGTTAAATGGAAATGGCTAAACGGGTCCATGATAGCCATGAACTGTTTAAAGGTTTTGCCGGAATTAAGCACAGCCCTATGCCCTTGGAGTTTTCCCCAATACTGGGCCAGTAAGATACAAGCCTCTGTATCCCTGGCCCAGTTGCCGGAATGAAATAAAACATCTGTACGCCCCGGTACATCTGTTACTTTCCACGTTAAACCAAAGTTAGGAGAATGGTGCAGGTCACATATATACTGCTGTGCTGGTATGCTGCTTACATTTTCGACATTTAACCTATCTTCAGGCTCAAGCGTCACACAGAAAACCTCTTTATTAATTTTCAGCACTCCAAATGTTCCCTGGCTGCTTTCTTCCAGACGGATAAGTTCAACTATCGGTTTCATTTGATTCTCCTGTTTTAAGTTAAAAACTGCCCAGGATATTGTAGGCCAGGGGCATTGTAAGAGATGGATAAATGATATTGTGCAGCGTTAGGTAATACAGATGACTATGAAAAATAAATAGAAAGCAACGCTAATATCATCCACCACATTCTCTCACTTCACTCGCTACATTACCTCGTATTGGGATTGCACCAAAGAGCCTCATGGCTGTCGATACCTCAGACCGACCGGTACGCCGTTAAGCTGCGGGGCCTTTGGGATGCCATGCCGTTCCTGGGCAGTTTTTAACCTAAAAAGTTTATTCATTATTCAATCCGATATTGCTTAAATTTAACCAAAAAAGGAGGCCCGCCAACCTGCTCTGCATATTCTGGCACAACCCATGATTTTTCATCGTTTTCATCAAGGCAACACCACTTATCCCACTCAGTATGTTTTTCAAGGGGTATAACATACCAGTGGGAATCGTTGTCTGGAACTAAAATATATTCCATTATTGTTTATCCAACCAAGCCACTCCATCAAAGTAAACGTCATCATACCTGGGAGGTGGGTTTGGTTTTATCATAACTCTTTTGTTGTGATTGCACATTTTATGGTTATCTATCAACTCTTTGTATGTTTTGGTAAGCCATTTACATAACTTGATTCTTTTTGCTCTATCATCAATAGCCTTCTGCCATTTCCGATTAAATTCTTCCATTGAGCATGGTTTTTGGGTTTTTGGTTCCGGTAAATATTTGCTCGGAATATCATAACAAGTCCCTATTTCTTTACACAGTTCACATGCGCCGGTACTTAAAGACATGCTTTGAGGCCACTTCTTCTCTTTCCTGCAGCTTTCACAATAGAACATTTTACAACCTCCTAATTTTATTACGTCGAGTTCTAATTGTTCCACTCAAAACCCCCCACGAATACCTCGGTCCTCGGATTCTCTTTATCATGATGCAGCCTTGAGCCATCCCAGGACATTATTTGTTTGTCATTTTTCCAGATAAGACCCTCGAGGGTGTCGCCTATTGACTCAAGGGTTCCGCTCAAATCCATCTGCGGCCCCTTGTAATAAACGTGGACCTCAACACTCAATAAGCCTTCAAGCGGAAACACATTATATAATCTGCATTGCTGCCTAATCAAAGTGTCTTGTATAAGTAGCCGAGCCCTATCATTCCATCGTTCATAAGCCTTTGAAGGCAGCACCTTATAGCCCTTACGCCACTTATTCTTAAATATCCGCTTGCTGTTTTTCTTTATGCGGAGAGTGCCGGGGATGTTGATTGTTAGGATTGATGGTTTCATTGGGATTATGGGGTAGACTGTTTCTTTCAAGCATATCTCCTTTTTCTGCTGTGCCCGTTATTCCTTCGGCTTGCCAGTTTCCTCATTTTGCGCTTGCAGGAAAGCTTAAGCTCCTTGCGCCTGTTCTTTCCGAACACCTTGCTTTTACCACCCACATAATCCAGGCCACCACGTTCAATCATCTTGCCCGAATTAAACAATTTAAACAGTGATTTTATACCATCAAAATCAAGCATCATAACTATTCTCCTTTCGGTTCGCCCTTCTCATATTTCTATACATTTCTTTGCGCTGTTCGTATTTAAAGTTTTCTATATTTTCAACATACTTGCAGCGGGCTGCTGATATAAGCCAAAAACCTAAAGCGACTATTAAAATTATTAATATTTTCATTTTGAGTTCACCAACCCCTTATCTTTCGCCAACCATAACGGCATAGTCACATCAAACCCCTGGTCATTGTCCAGCCTGGCAACTGTGATCCGTCCGTCCTTCACCATCTTTTTGGGGATGAACACCAACTCCTTGACGTTCTCATATCCAAACCCGTATGATTTCCATTCTGGTTTGGATATAAACTTGTCAAAATGCTCTGTATGGGTTTCCGGTTCTTCCCCGTTCATCTGGTCTGTTTGCCGGTGGAAGTCTTCTACGTCACGATTCATAGACTACCTTTCAAAATAAAAAATTATTGGCGATTCTGTTATTTTTACCTGGCCATATCTTAAAGCCCTATCAAACTGAGCATGTCTTTTAAGCCTTGAAATCTGCAATCCCAACTCTACTCTAAATTCTTCAAGCCTCATCCCGTGTTTGTAGTTATTACATTTACGGCAAGATGGATTTAGATTTTCAAACCTGTGAGAGCTTAGCCCTGCTTGATGATGTGCAATATGTTGAGGCCAAATATGATCTACTTGAAAATTCTTTATGGTTATTTTGCAACCACAATAAGCGCACCTTCCAGAATACTTATTAAAAACTTTTAACCTCAATTCTTCCTTCATAGTTTTCCCTCCGGAAGGCCCGCCTCCTTCTCAAGAATAAAATAAAGCTCTTGCACACATGAAGCAGCGGTATTAACTAACTCCTGTTTTTCTCTGGGGAACGGCTCATCCTGAACACCATTAACCGCTTTTGAAATCATGGCAAAAATTATGTTTTGGTAGTTTAGGTTCACCCAATTTGGATTTGCTTTTAATTCAGGCAATTTTCTCTCCTATGTTTGATAATAACGCTTTAATTTGGCTTCTCAATCAGTTATGCATGTAATCTTCATTCTCTTTACCTAATTTTATTAATTCACTACGTGTTCTTGTGGTCATGCCAGCACCATAAGCCTGTTCACACATAAATATGCCTTGTAGGCAACTTGCCTGCAAGCAAACATCGCAAACATAGATAGCCTTATTGAGATATTCATCTGTAAGTTTTTCATTCATCTCAAATCTCCTTTGTCAATTTACCTGCCAGGCTCTTAAACTTTTCCAGCCACAGCGGCGGCGTATTCTTTACAGGAAACACCGCTCTTATGGAGTCCATGACATTTCTTACACTTATCTTTTTTTTCTTCTACTTTTTTGGTCAAATTATCGATTAACGGTTTAGCGGTATGAGGTATTTCAATGTTGTCAGACTTTACCTCAGCTACATAAGCTGCGCAAAAATCTTTTACCCACCACTTAAGATCCTCTTCTAAAATTATTTGAGCCCAATTGTAATACGGCCAGCGTCTTGTCATAAGCTGCATGGCTACAGGATCATCAAGAGCTCCCTCAAGCTCTTTTGTTCTCCCATGTATCCTTAAGTGCTCAATCACTTTATTGGCGCAGACCATTGCCTTATCCTCAAGATTAGGCTGCTGTCCCTCCACGCCTTCGATGATATGCGCTACAGTGGGCATGGTGTTATATTTCCAGGTACGCAGGATCATAGCGCAGGATTTTTCAACCTGATCAATCTCAAATTCTTCTAATGCCATAAAATAGATTTTAAGCTTATCTTCCTCGATCTCAACTCCGGCATTTAGGGCAAGTGTCTTTATTGCAGCCTTAAATCTCTCATTGTCCTGAAATTCCATTTGCACGCTCCTTAAGCCATTTATCAAAATTATCAAAAATCTGTTTCTCTTTCATATTCTTGCGGTCTACATACTGACCGTTTAAAACCTTTGTCATATTTTTGGGTCCGAGTAGCCAATGAAAGTTAGCTGCCCAGTCGTTAACCTTGCCTATGAGGTAAGGACATTCTGAAACACCATCGAAGTACCATTGCCACCAAGAAAGAACTTTGTGCTCTTTCCATCTGGCCTTGATTCTCTTTTTTAAATTATCGCTTAAACTAACTTCAGGTAGGCTCGGAAGTGTTGTGTGGTAAATTTCGATTATTTGGAGGTAAGGGCACATATGTATATCTTTTATCTTTGCAGGTGGAATAGGAGGTGGAATAGGAGGTAAGGGTGGACTTTCATCAGACACACCCTGGACATCTTCTTTTTTATCATCATCCTTCCTCTGTCCAGCCTTTTGTACTGCCCACTTTGCACGTTTTAAATTGTCTTTTTTAAAACGCCTGGACACCATACGGACAAGGTGGACATTATCAATAGAAAATTTATCGTTTTCTTTAAAAAAATCAAATTTAATATCACAAAAATTCAAATCTATGGCATCCATAAAAAATTCATCCAACGTTTCTTTTGTACACCCGAGCATATTGATAAGATGTTTAGGTTTTCTTTTTAATTCGTGTGATTTATTATCGAGCCACATGAAGAACATTATTTTTAACCAAATCGCTTGAGTTGAGAAAGATGCAGCCATGAGTTTTTCATCACTGAGCCAGTCTTTTACATAAAACTGGAATGTAGGAGCCTTACCTTTATCACCCTTCATTAAACATCCTCAAACTCTCTCACAACTTCATAAACTTTTTCATGGATGGGAATATCAACTTTATGTAAAAATAAAGCACAGCAATGAGAATCGCACATTTCACCCTCACCTTTTAAGCAGGGCTCACAGATGATGGTCTTTATCTCTTTGTATTTCACAACTCACCACAGTGGTTTAGGTGAAATCTGGATCTTTATTTATCAAAATACTGTCCTCAACCATTTTGGCCAGATGCATATCTGGGGGCCGTAGGTTCTTTTCTGCTATCTTGAGCAATGCATCATATAGTTCAGGGCGCTTGAGATAATCGAAATCCACAATGATCACTCTCCCAGCTGGGACTTTCAGCACTGTCCTTCTTTCGGAAAGTGTTTGGTTAGACTCATGCATAATTTTTCCCTTTTCTTCATGCGAAGATGTTTTATCTGAAAGAAACTCTTCATTAAGACGAGGAAACTCTTCATCAACACCATCAATCTCTTTCTCTAAATCGTTCAGCAGAGACATAGATTTTTTGCGGTCTTCTTTTGATTTTTCCATAGCTTTCTTCTCCTTGTAGCGTTTTTTGTGGTAACATTTCTTACACCGCCCTTTTAATTCTGCCGGCGCATCACATTCTGGCTCTTTACATTGATCTTTTGCCATAATTTTTTTAATCCCCAATTCTTCTCTAATGGTTTTTCCCTGCTCACACTTTTTAGTGCATTCAGGGTAAAGCACCTGTAAAAAAGGGTATTTAATTTGGAAGAGGTTGATTTCCTGCCTTTCAATGCATCTCTTACGCATCAAAGGGCTGTGATCAAGTTTTATACAGCGAAACATCTTTTGCATTATCTTCTTAGTTCCCGGGAAATGACGTCCATCTTTGACCAGTCCTCTATCCTTACGCATAGATCTGCTGAGGGCTTTCTCTTGCCGTTTAAAAGCATAGATAAGTATGGTTTTGAGATATTAAGTTCCTTGGCCACAACAGATCGCTTCTTTCCTGTTTGTTTTACGTATTTATGAAATTTCATAGGCAGATCCTAAAACACAAATAAAAGCATGTCAAGAAATATTAACAACATGCTATTTTGTACTTGACATCACGTTAACATGATGTAAACTGACACACATGATCAAAAGTAATCAAGCCAAAGTACAGGCCCGAACAGTTATCTCAACAGAAAGTGTTGTAATGTAAACTCTGGAAAATTGGCAATCCTTGAAGCATCTGCTATTATATAGCGGATCAGTAAAGGGTGATTATTAATCTGATTAAACAATACATATGGGTCAACATGCTCGGTGCAGGCCTTTGAGTAAACTGTATACATGGATAGCCTTAAAAAATCCATTCTTACAAGGTAGGCTCTCTGTAAGACCGTTTTGAAGAAGGTTAGGAGTTCGAATCTCTTGTTGGCCCAACCTTTAAAAATCAGGAGGAAAGGTATGTTTAAGGAATTGTTATGAGTTTATCATGCAGTTGTGATTTTGATCAAGATCAAGATGATTTTGAGGAATGGTATTATTATCCTGATGATTTTACAACTTTGAATAGGAAGCGGAGAAAAAGATGTAAGAGCTGTGATGAACTAATAGATATAGGAGCTTGCTGTATCGAATTCGAAAGGTGTAGGCGTCCTCTTTCTGATATAGAAGAAAGGATTTCCGGTGATATTGTACAAATTGCGCCATATTATCACTGTGAAAAATGTGCTGAAATAGCAATGAATCTAATTGAATTAAAATATTGCGTAAATCCTGAAGATAATATGAATGAATTGCTAAAAGAATATCATGAAATGACAGGATTTAAACGACAAGGATTTAGTAAACAACATGGCTAACTATTTTAAACAACCCGCCCTTGCGCGTCCTTCAGGGGTTTATGCGGCTAAACCCAGCCAACCAAGCAACGCTCGTGAGCGCAAGGGGATATACATTTCATGCAGAAAGCGATGCAAGGCCGCTTTGACTTTAACCACATTTATAAGGAGAGCTTATGAAGACAAATGAAGAACGGCTATCATTAACAAATCTTTTGCAGGGGGCAGTAGTTGAGCGTTTCGACATTGTTTTGCAGGAAGTCCTTGATAATGTCCATAACCTCAACTGCGATGCTGATGCTGTAAGGGAAATCACCGTGAAGGTAAAAATAAAGCCTTCTCTGGACAGGGATCTCATTGCCTATTCTGCCAATGTGGTTCCAAAGCTTGCCCCACTATCTTCTGTGGTCGGAAAAGCCGTGGTTGATAAAGACGTTAAAGGCAACGGTGTGGCGCATGAAATCATACCGTTCATACAGCAGGAACTACCCCAGAACGTAACCCCAATCAATGAAAGGAAAACTGAAAAATGATTAAAGAGGCAATTGAAAAGATTTTAAGCCTGGGCATGGTTGAACAATTTGACATTGATGGACATAAGTATACTTCAAAAGGACTTCATCCTGTCAAATTTGTCGAATCCATAGCTGACCCCCTGAATATCAACACTCTTACCGGAATCGTGGATTACATCAAGGCCAACCACGACAAGCTTGAACTTAAAACCAGCACACTACACATCTTCTCCCACGACTGTGTATCATTAATCTCTAAAGTTATTGGAGATGTTAAACAGCGCACAATTCACATTAATTCAGACTGCTCAAATATCCTGGAAAAAGGGTTTGAGTTTGGACACTGGCACAGCATCCATAGTTTCATTATCGCTCTGCAAAGCGGCTTTATTGTTAACGACGACCTTAAGATGGTACTTGAATTTGTTTCCGACATTAAAGCGGAGGAAGGCCAGGACTATAAGGACACCGGAGTTGCTCAAAGCGTTACCGCCAGGAAAAGCATTGGATCATCGCTGATAAAAGAGGCCGATGTCCCAAATCCCGTAGCATTGAAGCCCTTCCGTACATTCCTCGAAGTTGAGCAACCGGAATCATCTTTTGTTTTCCGACTCCAATCAGCCGGAGAGGGAAAACCCCCTCTGTGTGCATTGTTTGAGGCATCCGGAGGAATGTGGAAACTACAGGCTATTCAGAGCATTAAAGTGTGGCTGAAAGCTAAGAAGTTAAACGTAACCATCATAGCATAGGCAATCATGAACAAAAAAGAGACAGAGCGCATAAAGAATGTAGACCGCATCCTAAAAAAGATGGCTGAGCGTATGGGTGCGGTCACAGTAGGTACGCCCCTTTGGCAACTGTTTTGCGACGAGGAAGTAGACATTTCCTTCTGTCAAATCCAAATCAAAGAAGCACTGGGAGAACAAATCTATGCAGACAATGGAAAACAAAAAGAAAAGCTGTCCGCTTGAACAAGCGTTAACCATAGCCGTAGTGGTGCTGGTAATAATCAATATCATCAACCAGGCTCCACACTTTTATGCCTTATTTTTCTAAAAAAAGGAAGGATGAAATGGGAGACACGATTAAAGAAGCTTTCGAGCCAGTAGTAACGGGCACAAGCGGTTTCAGTATGCAAGTTTGTGTTCCTAAAGATTGGGGCAATCAGCAAATAATTGCTTTTGCAGAAAAAGAAAACCCATGTGGCACAACGAATGGCTGGCTTATCAGAAAAGAAGGTGATAATGCATTGAAAGGCATGCCGGAAAGGAACCAATGCTCAGAAAGGGGCGGTTTTGTCCATGTAATGTTGGATGTATAACGTTTAGAGCAGCAATATGAGGAAAATTATGGACAAAGAAACGGCTTTACTTAAAGGACAGGAGTTTCCCCAGGCTTTCAAGCTTTTACCTATCGCAGATGGCAAGCCAACGGAGCCAGGAGCCTGGGGAGCCTACCCAATGGATGAAGTGATGCTGCTTTGGATCAACAGTTCTCACGAAGAAGCATTAAAATATTACGATGAACAAATTAAATTCGAAAGAGAGGTTGAAATGACCAAGGCATTGACAGTACAGGAGGAAAAAGGATTAAAGTCCTTACTCAAAAACAACATCAAGGCGATACAGAGCGTATTGCCAAAGCACTTAACCCCTGAGCGCATTTTGCGAATCGCTTATACCGCCATGACTAAAAACCCCAAGCTTGCCCGATGCAGCCAAATGTCGCTTATGAACTCCGTGATTGAGGCATCAATGATCGGCCTTGAAATAGGTGGCCCCCTTGGACAATGCGCGTTAGTTCCATTCTATAATAACCAGACAAAACAGAACGAGGCACAGCTTATTGTCGAATACAAGGGACTTATGTGCTTGGGGTATAGATCAGGCCAGATAGCAAATTTTTCCGGGCATCCGGTTTTTGAAAAAGATGATTTCCATTATAGCTATGGTATTCAACAGAACTTAACACATAGACCATATGACGATGGAGATCCAGGAGCTTTAAAATACGCCTATGCAGTAGTCAATTACAGGCATGGTGGGTATGACTTTGAAGTTGTCAATCACAGGATTGCTATGGAAGCAAAGAGCAGGTCTCCTGCAAAAAACAGTAACAGCTCCCCATGGAATAATTCTATGGACGAACCGGCAATGTGGGTAAAAACTGCTATCCGGAGGCTTGCAAAAAGAATCCCCCAAAGCCCTGAGCTACAACAGGCAGTAGCTTTGGAGAGCAGCCTTGAAAACGGTCAAGCTCAAAATTTTCAGCATGTCATTGATATTGATCTTCCGAATGCCAATCTAACAGATGAGCCTGATAACGGCAACGGTCAAGATGAACAACAGGAAGCGATTGATGTACAGACTCAGGAGCAAGCCCCTGCGCCCCAGGAAAAGCAAGGAATCCACATACCGGACAATCTTCCTCCTGCCGGTCCCGAAGGCCAGACTGTAACCGGCAATGTTGCCCCATCAATCAAACCGACAGAAGTGTCAGAAAAAGACGCAAAGATAATCACAAGCTATAAGCTTACATCTGAGGGCTTTCCCGAAGAAACAGCCCAGGCCTGTAAACATCTGGGCTTCACAGAAGATATCACCCCTTACGAAGCAGAACAAATCATAGCCAAAGTCAACGAAATTATTGACACACAATAGGAGGGCACCATGATCACAAAAGTATTTGCAAAAGACTTCAAGAGTTTTAGCTTTTCTCAAGACCTTACGGGGAAAGATATGTTCTTGGGGCCAAACGGTTCAGGAAAGTCGGTCAGAAGTCAGGCTCTTGTCCTGACCTTGATGGGACAAATTAATGGAACTGGAAAGCGGCCCATGGACATTATGGCTGCATACGCACCCGGAGTCTCAAGGATGGTTGTGGGCTGTGAATATACTGACGACAAGGGTGTAATCACAGAGTTTGAGCGAAGTTTTTCCCTATCATCAAAAGGCACTGCAAGCCAGCGCCTCCGGATAGACAAACGAAAAGCCAGCCAAGCTGAATTTGAAGTAGCCCTG